TTCCGTTTCTATTGTACCTAATGCTCTTCCGGAAGTCGTAGATCCGGTTGTTGCAGAAAATTCTGTTCTACCATTGTTAACGGTTGAAGACACACCCCTAGCTGTTAACTATGTCCCTGCTCCTTTGTGGCCTGACGACCCGGAGGATGATGTGTTGTGTCCACCACGTGTTGTGGTGGAACAAGACACCATCGTTCCTGAGGTTGTTGAGAAACTTACCCTTGTTGAGAGGTTTCTGAGGTTCATTGATTCCTTTGCTAAGGAGCAGGAGACGCAGTTTGTCAGTCTGGGTATGTGGCATGATCGCTATTCATCCCGGCTCAAAACCGGTGACAATCTCGTCCCTATCGCTAGCGAGCGCTACCCTGATGAGAGGTGGCAGTTGAAAACGATGGGTGACGTGGTTGTTTGTGAAAGAGTCCCAATTACCGCCCTCTATCCTGAGAGTGGTGGTCCCTCGAATGTGGGTAATTATGCTTATGGTTCCGATGAGAATCGTCCAGTTAAGACTCTTATGTTGTCGGCAATGATGGATGTTCGCACATTGGTTTATGTGGACATGGAATTATATGCCCATCTTAAGAGTTTTAATATGGCGCTCGGTACAGTTGCTGAGACTCATGGTAAATTGCATAGGGAAGCCAATACCTTCCTTAAGCAATATCGTGTGAATCATCTGGACCGGATGTTACTTTTGGAAGTTATTCATTGGACCGTTGCTGCTGCCATGATTCCCACACGAAGTGAGGTTCTCTGCGTTGATATGATGACGCGCGCTGGACTGTATCGGGATATTAATAAAGTTACCCGATTTAAGCGCCAGGGCGAGACATCTAAACGAAGGTGGTTTGGATTTCTTCCAAATAAAATTTTGAAGATGTACAAACCTCCTGTGGCCTAGGGCCGTGGCTATGATGCTGTTTGTATGCTTCCACTTATGTCGAAGAGTCCCGTTCCACGGTGTAAGTCTTGGATTAAGTGGAGGCCTACACAGTGTATTGTCAACCGGCAAACGTTTCCTCATGCAACCAATGGATTGTCTGGCCCATGTGTTAGTTGGACCCATAATGGTTGTTTGTGTAATCAGTATGTCGCTTTGGCTTACCGGCATCAAGTGGCCACTCCCTCTATTGTACGACATCCTCTCAATCGTGATTGTCGTGACCTCAATGTTATGCGTCACTTCCACGAACTTCTTAGGGATAATTATGTTTTTTTAATCCCTTGGAAACGGTCTAAGGTCGTCAACTCTTACAAAGGCCCGTGGCGTGCCAAGTATTTCCAAGCTCAACAGGATTTTCATCGTGTTGGTTTGTTAGAAAAGCATGCCCGTGTTACCCTTTTTTGTAAAGATGACCATGAAATGGGAGTGCCTGAAAAGGCACCCCGTGCTATTCAGTTTCGCAATCCTATTTTTGCTCTTGCTCAGGCCCGATTCACCAAGCCTATTGAGGCATGGTTTTATTCACTTAAAGATCACTATGATACATACATCATAGGTAAAAAGGATCCCTTTACTATTGCTAGGGAACTTCTATTGAAGAGTTCCCATTTTGTGGATCCTGTTTATCTTATGTTGGATGCATCAAAGTTTGATGCTCATGTTGATGTATTGTGGCTCGAGTATTGTTTCCATTGTTATTTGAGTCTATTTCCCAGACGTTATCATCGCCAAATGGCGTGGTTGTGGAAGAAGACGTATGTAAATCGCGGTTCATCCCGCAAAGGGATTAAATTTAAGACCTTTGGGACTAGGATGAGTGGCGATATGGATACGGGTCTGGGCAATTCACTCATTATGTATTCAATGTTAAAACAGTATTTGTTTGAGACGGGTGTTACTAAGCACTCAATTATGGTCAATGGAGATGATTCATTAGTCGTAATTGAGCGCATAGATTTACCCCGTGCGCGTGAGATTGGGTTGTTTGCTAAATATGGGTTTAAAATGAAGTTTGAGGTAGCGTTCAGCATTCATCGTGCTGAATTCTGTCAGGCTAGGTTGATCGATACTCATTATGGACCAACCATGTCGCGCAAACCTGAACGAATCATGGGTCGTACTAGCTGGACCACTCGTAATTATGGTCGGTATAAAGCGGCCGCTTACGTTAACACTCTTGGTCAATGTGAGCGTGCCGCTAGTTTTGGTGTTCCAATTGCTTCTGCTTTGGCCACTGAGATGATACGGGCTGCAAATACCAGTCGTATGGTTAGTATGAAACCATGGCTCGCTGAGCATTATGCAAGTATGCGTCGTTGGTGGAAAGTTGGGCCCCCAGTTGTTTCTCTGGAAGCTCGAATTTCCTTTTCTGATGCATGGGATATATCTGTTGAAGAGCAAATGGATATTGAATCCTCTATTGTTGTTAACCCCGTGATGACCCGTGTGCGTCGTCATGAAGAAGAGTACAATGATATTATCTTGCGAATGTAGGGTTCTGTTCACCCGAAAACGAGGTTGAACTTATTATGCCACCAAATCGTAATGTCAAAATTGCAGCTAAGACGGTCACAGTTAACACGCGCCAGCGTAATCCGTCTCAGTCTGCCCCTTCCAAATCCGCCAAGAGGCGTGCTCGAAAGAAGCGTTCCCAAATCAACAATGTCACAGTTACTCAAGTCCCCACTGGTGTGCAGACCGGGCTCTCAGAGCTTGCCCCAAAGCCCCAGCGAGTGCGACGAGTTGAGCCAATTATCTCCAGTCTTGACGAAGCTCCTAGATTCTCAGACCAGGCTTATCAATTTATTGAAAACTATTGTGACCCATGTGGAGAACATTGCCAGTCTATCGACTCAGCTCGAGTCCCAGATGCGGCGTTTACGTCCTCCACTGGAGGATTCTTTCGAGGTCTTACCACTGTCGTCTTCCCCTGGCAGTCCCCCTCTGAGATTGATTTAACTGGTAAGACTTATAGCATGCTGTTTTTGCAGTTTCCATTGTTTCGTGCTCTTACTATCGTGCTTGCACGTCGAAATGATGGTGAATTTGGTCCTGATATGATGGACCGGTTTGTTAAGGTTTTCGGCTCTCTTGTTGATCGTGCTCTTGCCTTTTACCCGTCTTGGATCTCTCTAGATCCTGATGATGGTAATGAGTATTTCACTATCATTGATTCGGCTGTTATGCGTGAGATTTTACCGCCCGGTCCATCGGGCGTGTCGGGTATCATTGATGCTTTTCGGTTCACATCTCAGGGGATGAATATTATGTTCAATACCCCTGATATTTTGAACCAAGGAACTGTCACTTGTATGCGTTATCCCACCAATTTGTCCGAAAAGAGTTATGCTGTTATTGATGAGCTTACTGGTGCTACTCCACTGTACCTACGTGCGCAGGGTTCCTCCACTGGTGCTCTGCTCACAGCTCCAATTTCTTTGAATATGGCTAATGCCACCACTCCTATGTATCCGGCTTTTCCCTCATTTGTTGGTTTATTGAGTGGTTTGCCGAGTCCAATTATTGTATCCGCTACAGCTTATCAGGATGTGTCGGGTACATTCTCTATTGCAGTCGGTGATAGTGTTAATTATATAGTTGGTTCAGGTCCTACTGCCAACCAAGTTTATTTGATTAATGCTACAACCGGCCAACAGTTGAATGTTCTGACCATTGTTAACCCGCCTGCTACTGGTGTCACGACCCGTACGACGCGATTGTATTTGACTACTGGTGAAGATATTCCGTTGGAAGAGGTTATTGACACATCTTATTCTAGTGTTGTCATTCCCCCTATTACCCAAGCGGATATGTTACAGCAGAATCCAAAGATGATCGCATCCGTGGTTAAGGCCATTGAGGGTGTTTATGTTGTTGGGTCTATTTATGAGCCCGTCTTTAATGTCCAAGAGTCCAGCCAATACCGTAAGGTTATTATGGCTACGCGTACTCCAGTGCCTATTGACGAACTTGACCCAACGACCGGTTGGTTTGATACTTTGGATCGTAATTATGGAGTTAGTGTTGTTAATTTCCAGGGCATGCCTTATGCTTGCAAGCCCATGGTTAAGATTGTTCGTTCAGTTGAACTTGTTCCCTCTGCCAACTCTGTTGTAGGATTGTTCACCACTGGTAGCCCGCCTGAACAGGCTGAGGCTGTTAGTGTTTGCAAAGCTTTTACCGAAAATCAGCCCCATGGTTATCCAACCAATTGGAATAGTATGGGTATCTTGTTCGGTAAGATAATGCAGGTTGTTGAATGTATTCCCATTATGTTGCGTACAGGTCAAAATATTTCTCGTTCGGTTAAGCAGTTGTGTGATCTTGAAGCAATTCAGGATCTTATCCCTGCCAATTTTTCTGCTAAACGATTGCATCGCGGTTATTAGTGTTTGCATCGTGGTTATTCAACACCCAGTTAAGGCTTAGTGCGATCCTTAACTTATTGACTTCGTGTAAGGTGCACGCGTGAAGCTAAAAACATAACAAGTTATTAATCAGTGAGTCGCTCCTTGACAGCCTGAACTTGTTC